GCGGGTGATGGTGAGCGCGAGCGCCATCACGCGGCGGTGAGGCATCAGGCGGAAGTCGGAGCCCACGGGCGAGAAGAGACGCGGGATGTTGACGAAGACACCTGTCTCCTGGTCATGCGTCCGAAGCACGCAGAAGCGCGCGTCGTCGAGGCCCGGATTCACGCTCTCGTCGTGGTGGATCACGTTGCCGTTGCTGTCGCGGATGGACACGCCCGGAAGGGGCCCGGTGTTGATGGCTGCGATGTTCACCTCTTCGCTCACCGCCGCCGTACGCGGGGCGACTGCGAACGACACGGGGCGCCGCATGCCCATGCCGCTCACGCTCGAGGAGTGGCGCATGGAGCCCGCGCAGAGCGTGCCACCGATGGACGACGACGACGCGAACGCGGTGCTGAGCGCGGAGAGGTAGGTGGCCTCGCTCTCGGCCACGCCCGGCATGCGCGTGTTGCCGAACCATGCCTTGTCCTTGCCGGACTCGCCGAGCGCGGCCCACCACGTATCGATGACCGCGAGTGCGTCGGCGTCGATGTCGCCCACGATGTGCACGAGTTCCCAATCCACGACGGAGTTTCCGAGCGCAGTGAGCGCGGTCAGCAACTCCGCGTCGGTCCAGAGCGGCGCGGTGGTGCGCACGCTGAACGTGTTGCCGGCGACGATGGTACCCGGCGAGAAGTCGAAGCCCACACCTCCCGTTCCCGGGATGACCATCGTGTTGGCCGTGCCGAGCGCGGTGATAGCGCTCATGGTGCGCGCCTCGTCGATGCTGTAGCGGTACGTGATGCCCGCCGTCCCAATGGTGCCGCCCGTGACGAACTCCACGTAGATGTCGTAGTCATCGTTGGGGATGGTGTCGGTGTCCTTGGTGACGTCGCTGGTGCCGGTCATGCCGTCCACCACGGTCCCGATGGCGCCGGGCGTGGTCGCTCCGGTGCGCACCACAAGCGCGGGCTTGCCGTGCCGGTTGATGCTCACCGCAGCGGCCTCGACCATGGGGCCAGCGCCGTTGTTGCCCTGGAGGTCACGCACGCGCGCGAAGGTCGCCGGGGTGTTGATCGCGCCAGTGGACGACACGCCCACCACCGCAAGCAGGCGTCCGGAACTCGGCGGGAGGATGCCTACGGCACCGTCCACCTGGGTGATATCTACGCTGGGTTGGGACATCGTTCTGCGCCTTTATTCAGGGGTGATGCGCGTCCACGTCTGAGCCGTGACGCCAGGGGTAATCGTGCCAGTGCTGGTCAACTGATAGATCGCGGGGCCGGTAGTGCCGGCGGATGCGCGCACGATCATCAGGCTGATCAAGTCGTCGTCCGATCGTGCCCAAGCGCCCGATGCAGCCACGTAGATCCCGTTGGCCACGGGGTCCACTTGGCCGGTGACCAGTACGCGGTTGTCCGCGACGATGGCCACGCCATCGATCGTCTGCGCGCCGCTGAGCGTGATGGGCTCGACGGTCGCCACGACTGACGCGGGGATCGCGGGCCCGGATGTCGCCTGCTGCGTGATGCCGAGCATCTCGCCATCGATGACGCCGCCCGGCACGAAGGGCAGCTCGTAGAGCGGCGCATCCGGGATCATGGCCTCGTAGGAGCACGTCACGACCATGCCGCCGCCGAAGCGCCGTGTGATGCGGTCCACGAGCCAGCGAGCGGCCACCAGTTGGAGCCGCGCGCCAGCGAACAGGAACGCCGCACGCCACCACGCATCGAAGAGCAGCCGCGTCACCTTGTACTGCGCGCGGTCGTTCTCGGGCGCGGTCGGGTCCTGCGCGCTGATCACGACGTGGAACAACTCGCCGAGCGTGCCGAGTGAGCGCGGGTTGCGGCCCGGCTGCCGCGCGGGGAGCCACTCGCCGAGCGCCCCCGTCTCGTCGCCAGGAACCATCACGATGCGCGGCGCGATGGCCTGCTGAGCCCGCTCCTTCCAGCCGAAGAGCAGCGTGCACGGCGTGGCATCGGCCGTGAAGCGCGCCACCACGGCGTCATGCAGAGCCTCGAGCGCGAGGGTGTCGCTCATGAGCGCCCCCACGTCGCGACGAACTTGTCGCTGAGCACCTGCCCGATGGCCGTGCGCCACTTCGCCGGGAGTTGCCCGCGCGGGATGATCTGCCGGCGCACGCGACCACGCGCGAAGCCGAGGTGATGGAGCACGTACTCGCGGCCCACGAGCCGGATGATGATCGTGGAGCCGATGGCGCCCACCTTCACCGCGCTCCGGGCGTTCGTCAGCACGTCCACGCCGCCGCCCTTGCGAGGCGTCTCGCGCGGGGCCCACGGCGTGCCGTCGGGCGCGCACGATGCGGCGAGCGTCTTGTCCTGCTCGCGCCGCAGCACGCGCGCGACTTCGCCCGCGCCTTCGTCCGTGAGGTTGGTCGTCAGCTTGAGGCGCTCGATCTTGTCGCCGAGGAAGACGTGCATCTGCGCAGCGCTACCCATGGTAGGTGCCCCCGCCGTTGCTGTCCTCGTTGCGCCCGATGCGGCGCTGATCCCTCGCCCACGCGTAGGGGCTCTGTTCGCTGTACGACATCGGCCCGCTCTTGCTGATTCCGGTCGCGGTCGTGTCGCTGCGTAGAGGCAAGTCGAAGAGGCCCACGTCGCTCGTAGCGGCCTCGAGCACTTCCGCCTTCGCGTCGTCGGCGTCCTTGACGATGGCCTGGAACTGCTCGTCAGTAGGCGGCACGCCAGCCTTGAGGAAGGCCCGCACCGTCACCAGGCGCGCGACCCACGAGAGCACGGCGATGGGGTACGGCGACTCGAAGGGGGCCGCGTAGCGCTTGCGCAGACGCGAGTCGATCCATGCGCTCGCCTCGTCCAACTGGATCAGGAGCCACCCCGCGCTCACGAGTTCGATAGCGTCAACGCTCGATGCAGGCATCAGCGTACGCGTCTTGAACTCGGCGAGTGTGAGGTAAGAGGCCATGATGGTCAGCGGGAAGAGGAGAGGGCACGGGCCCGCGCGAGCGCCACCGAAGCAGCGCCCGCGCGGTGACTAGGTCAGGTCGCCTGGACCTTGAAGATCAGGAACGGGTGGCCCGGCGCGACGGCGTTGCGGCCGTGGACCTGCCACTCGAACTCCTGCTTGCGGCCGAGTTCGCTCTCGGTCATCGGACCGTAGGAGTCCATGCGGAACGCCTCGCGTTTCTGGTAGACGATGGGGCCGATCTCGGTCGGGGCCACGCCCTCGGCGATCACGAAGTAGGTCGTGTCGTTCTCGAAGCCGGCGAGTTCCGGGACCTTGACCGGCTGCCCGTAGCCGAGCGACTCGATCAGCGCTTCCACGTCGGCGCCGCCGCCGCCCGTGGCCGCCGCCTGCGCGAGGAGCTTCGCGTTGGTCAGCTGCACCGCGCGCGGGAAGAGCTTCGGGCTGCACAGGATCTTGATGCCCGTGAGGCCGCGCGGGTCCACGCCGTTCGGCGCCGCGATGCTCTCGATGTAGGCCTGAACCTTCGCGAGATTCGTCAGCGCGACGTCGGCGGTGATGCCCTCATGGATGGGGCACGCACCAGGGTAGATGCCGGACGCGGTGCTCGTGAGGATGTTCTGGAACGTCCCCACGCTCACGTCAGCCGGGTTCAGCGGGTGGTCGAGCGCGAATAGCGCCTTGCCGTCGTAGCCGGTGTACAGCGCCGCCGTGTGCCCGTTCTTGAGCACATGGGCGACCTGCTTCTGAGGCCAGTAGGCCATGTAGGCGCCGATGCCCTTGGCCCACGAAGCCGCCGCGTTCATGCCGCCGCCGTCGGCGTCCTCGAGGTCCGCCTTCGGGATCTTGAATCCCTCGCCGGCAAACTTGTTCTCGATCTCGGCGTACACGGCCGCGAGGTCCGAGTAGCTCATGTTGCCGGCGCTCGAGCCGAGGTCGCGGATCATCACGTTGTTGATGAACCACGTGAGATACTCCTTACGCCCGGTGCTGGTGCGCTCGGTGGCCACCATGGGCCACCACAGATTGCGGGAGCGCCACGCGAAGCCCTCTTCCGAGAGCACGCTCATGCGGTCTTCGACGCCGAGCAGAATTTTGGGGGTCAGTTGTCCCATGATCAGTTTCCTTTCTCAGCGCCGATCACGGGCTGACGTACGCGTTGGCGTTCCAGAGGCCGTTGAGGTAGGTCGCGATGACCAAGTGGCGCTTGGACGCGGTGAGGGCCGTGGTGAGGTTCGCGGGGCCGGTGGCGTCGCGGTACTGGACCGTGTGGCCGTTCTTGGTTCCGTCTGCGACGAACGTGAGCATGGTGCCCTCGGTCGCGACGGCGGGGAGCGTGACCGTGGTCGCGCTGGCCGTGGTCGCGATGTCGAAGATGGACCCCTCGATCGCTCGCGCCGTGGTGAGGATCACGTCGTTGCTGACGTGTGCCGGGAGGGTGCGCGATGCCAGGAGCCCGCCGCCCTGCGAGATGGGGCGCAGGATCTCGACGAGCACGCCGCGCACGCTGTCCACGCCCCAGATGCGGCCGGCCACGCTGGCGCCGGATGCGATGGGGGTGAGCGCCACCGTCTGGTCATCCGCCACGTAGCAGATGTCTCCGATGTTCGTGGCGGCGATGCTCGAGCCGTTGGCGAAGTAGACGCCGTTGACGGGCGTCAGGAACTCCACCGCGAGGGGCTTCGCCGCAGCCGACGCGTTCACGTCGAACATGGCGAGGCCGATGACGAGCTCGTCGCTGGCGCCGGTCGCCTCGACGACGGTCCCGGTGCCGAGCTTGACGGCGATGAGCGCGCCCTTCCACACCGTCTGGCCCGAGGCCAGCGTGAAGGTGGCGTCGCGCGCGATGGTCTGGCGATTGATGGCCTTGCCGGCCGACAGTGCGGTCATCGCGCACCTCCGATCTTCTTGATGGTCTCGTTGGCTTGCTCACGGGTGAGCGTGCCGAACTGGGTGTAGGTGGCCGTGCGCACGATCGGCGCGTCGGTGGACCTGCTGATGCCCATGGCGCGATCGAGTTCCGCGTTGGGCTCGATGGTGCGCGTGCCGAACGACGTCACGCCCTGGCCGCCCTGGCCTTCGCCCAGCACGGGCGCTTCGGCCTTGGGAGGCGTCGGGCTCACGGGAGTGCGCGGGATGGCGCTCAGAGCAGCCGCCAGCGCCACCACGGGCACGCCCGCAAGCTTGCTCTTGGTCTCGGCGCTCAGGTCCGGGCGGGTGGCGAGGATGGTCGCGCGCTCGGCACGCAACGCGGACGCCTCGGCGCGCATGGCGATGGCCTTGGCGTCGCTCTCGTCCTTGGGCTTCTCCTCATCATCGTCCTTCGGCGGGGGAGCGTCGTCCTCGGCCTCGGGCTCTTCCTCCGGGTCCATCGCGGCCAGCATGCGCTTGGCGCGCGCCGACTCTTCTGCGTTGTCGCCCTCGGCCGCTGCGCGCAGGGCCTCGATGGCGTCTTCCATGTTAGGCATGGTGTTCTCACTTTCCTGCGGCGCTGTCGCCGTGGTCATCTCCCCTCGCGCCATTGCGAGGGCATCGTCTAGGGTGCCGACCACGTCGGCGAGGCCAGCGGACACAGCGCGCGCGCCAATGAGCACGCCCGCTTGCAGCCCGCTCACGGCGTCCACGCTCAGCGACCGGCATGCGGCCACGTGGTCGAAGAACAGGCCCGCCTGCGTGTCCACGGTGTCTTGAATTGCGGCCAACTCATCGGCACTCACGGGCACCTCGGCCGTGCCGTCGCCCTTGCGCGCGCCGCTCTTGATCAGGTGCAGCCGCACACCAGCAGAAGCCAGGGCTTCGCTCGCGTCCGTGCGCGCCATGAGCACGCCGATGCTGCCGAGCGTGGCGCTGGGCGGTGCCACGATGGAGTGAGCCACGCACGCGATAGCGTAGGCCGCGCTACAGGCCTGCCCGTCCACGTAGGCCACGAGCGTCTTGCCCGATCCATCGGCGAGAGCGCGGATCGCGCGAGCGGTCTCCATGCAGCCCGAGACGAAGCCGCCGGGGGAATCAATGCGCAGCACAACGCCGCGCGAGGGCCCGGAGAGCGCCTCAGAGGCACGCGCGAGGATCGCGTCGTAGTTATCGCACCACATGCCCGCGTGGTGCTCGAGCGGGCCACGGATGGTCACGACGGGCACGCCGCCCATGTCCACAGTGTCGCGGCTCGGCGCCTCAGCGAACAACATCGTGAACGCCATCGGGTCCACGGCAAGAACGCCCGTGCGCTCGTAGCGGCGGCCGGTCAGTTCCACGCGGCCTCCTGCGCTGGCTTCTCGGCGTTGGTCGCCACGCTCGCGAGCACATCAGCAGTCGGCGCAAGACTCGTCACGGGCACGGCGAATCGGTCGCATAGAGCCGGCACGTCCAGGCCCACGCCATGCGGTGCAAGCGCCTCCGTGAGCGTCTTGACGGCAGCGGCGGTCGTGACCAGTGAAGACGCCTCGCTATTGCGATCCTTCGGCGGGGTCACGTCCCACTCCATCACCACGCCGCCAGCGGTGAGCGCTTCCTCGCCAAACTCGGTCACCACCCACGCGGGGAGGATCTGCGTGTTGACCGTGTACGCCAGCGCGTCGCCGGTCGTCTCGATAATGTCGCTGCGGATCGACTTGTGGATGTCCGCGTTCGCAAACCCGGTGCCGCCGTCAGTCGTGACGGTCTGCCCGGCGATCAGGATCATGATCTCGCGGTTCTGCTCTGCGATGGTCTCGCGGAAACTGTCTGCGCCGCGCCCGTTGCTCTCCAAGAGCTTCACGTCGTAGCCGGGGCGCATGCCGAAGACCGTGTTTTTGCCCCACGCCATGACGGCCTGAAACCACGACTGGCCTTGCTCGTCCGTGGCACCAAGGGGCATCGTTGCGACACGCGCGGGGTGCGCGAGCTTCGCTTCCCACAGGTCCTTGCTCAGCGCCGCGTGGTCCTTGCGGATGTACGCTCGGCCGAGCGCGCGCCATAGGCCGCTGTTCCACGGGGCGAGCGTGCCGCCGGGGATGTGCAGCACCCACGTTCCGTCACCGGGAGTGATCGCCAGCATCCCGCCGACGCTTTGGTAGTACCACTGGTTCTCGGCCCAGTTGAACACAAGGAACTCGGGGTCCAGGCGGCAGAGGCGCTTGTGCGTGCGGCCCTCCACCGTGAGCATCTGCCCGACGCCCACGCCCAACTTGTCGCCGTCAGCAGCGAGCAACGCCAACTCCGCAGCCGGGCACATCTCATCGAAGACGGCGCGAGCGCGGTACTCGCCGCCCGTGAGCGCCTTGATCATCTCGCCATCGCCGCGCCATCGCTTCGGCAGGCGCACGAGCCCAGCGGTGCGCGTGGACATGAGGCCCATCACCACACCGTCGGACGATGCTGCGCGCATCAGCTGTGCAGCCGTCTTCATGCGCCCCTGGTCGCACTCCAGCGTCGCCGACTCGATGTCGTCGATGTACCAGCGCGTCCGGGTGATCGAGCGCGGCTGAACGTTGCCGCCGTTCATCTCCGCGATGCGGTCCACA